CAGTCAAGCCTGTACCCGAGGCCGGAGACTTCCGCTTAGACATTCCTGCGTATGACTTGGAGGAGATGCGCAGCGAGTTTATGTCACAGCAAGACCGCAAGTTGGCAGAGGCAATGCGCGAGCCGTGGGACCGTCTGCATAAGACGTTGGTGGCAATGTCGGAGAAGTTGACTGATGTTGAGGGGGATGATGGCAAGAAGCGTTACCACGACACGTTGCTTACCAATCCTCTGGAACTCTGTTCTCTTTTGACGAAGTTGAACATTACCAACGACCCGAAGTTGGAGGAAGCACGTAGGCAAGTAGAGGTAGCGATGTTGAACGCGGACATGGAGAGCATCAAGGAAGATGCCGACACGCGCAGTGAATTGAAGTCCAAGGTGGACGCAATTATCAATAAGTTTGAATGGTAAGGAACAGCATATGCACACAATGGAACTGAGCAACATAGACACGCACAAGCATGGCAAGGTGGACGAGGTTCACCAAACTATCAACCAAGTGGTGTATCGACTGGCAACACTGAACCCACTGTGGACGTTTCGGGTGTGTGACATAAGCACCACCTTTCAGGGTGTCAAGTCAGCAATGGGGTTTGAGGTGCTTGAGCAAGGCGAGAAGCTAGGCACGATCACGCGAACGTATCGGGGTGGAACTCATGTGATCGGCATATGCAACGACCGCATCGCCAAGGGGCGACTGCGCGGGGATACGTATCACACAGAAGATGCAGAGAAGGCAATCCTCAAGGCTAAGAAGATGTTCTTTCGCTTGAAGCCAGACGAGCGCATCACTAAGGCGGCGAAGGCGGCAACAGATGTCTTTACTGAACAGCTATGGAAGCGGGAGAGGATTAAGTCCCAAGAGGAGAACATCATCCAAAGGGCGGCACTAGACTACCTCAAAGGTTCGGGGCTTGCACATTTTCTGGAATATGTAAATACGCAACTCCCGTCGATAAGTGCGCCCATCCTCAAGTCGGTGGATAAGGTTGAGGAGATGCGGGGTGAGATGCTCACCATTGAATCTGTGCGGCAACGATTCGAGAACCAAGAGACTGCCTTAGTCATAAAAGATTCGGGTAACTACTTGGTCAAAATGCGTGACAATGTACAACTCTACGATGATAATACGCTCCCTCACGAGATGCGTAGTAAGTTGGGTATGCTGAAATTGGTGGAGGCCGAGACATTCCTATCTAACGTAGGGTGTCGTGTCAATGACGAGGTGTTCATCCTAGTGTTGAACGAACCTAACAACTGTTAGACAAGGAGCAACTGTAATGAAACAACTAAAGCTAAAAGCCGTACCCCCAACGGATACAACATACAGACCGAAGAGTATCTTAGACCCAGCGTTTAAGTACACCTCATCGGCGGCAACAGATGTGCAAGCAACATGGACTAAGTTTGGGTGGAAACCACCCGAGAGGAAAAAAGATGAAAGCAATAACTAAAGCGGGGAGAAAATGGATAGCGACTTAAACACTATGACATTGCGGGATTTGATGGCAATGTTTGCAATGCAAGGGATGCTTGCGAACCCAAATAGGGCGACCGACATTGTGTTCACACCACAGCAAGCGTATCAAATGGCTGACGCACTGATAAAAGTAAGGGAGCAACAGTGAAGGGCGGCGCAAGGCCAGGAAGCGGACGCAAGCCCACATTGATCGACGAGAGAAGAGCACTAAGTCTACACAAGCAGGGTGAATCAATGCGGAAGATTGCCGAGCGGTTTGGTGTGAGCCACCATGTGATCAAGTATTTTTTTAAGAAGCAAAGGAGGTTAGCGAATGACAACAGGGATTGAAGAATTAAAGTTGATAAAGCCAAAGAAGGGGCGGGGGTTGGGTAAGAAGCCGCCACTTTTTTGCACGAGCCTGCGTCTATCGAAGGAGGTGATGGATTATTTCAACGCCAAATATCCATATACAAAGCAAGCCAAGATGAGAGAAATTCTTACCGAGTACATCAACAGCCAAAAGCAAGGAGCTAAAAATGGCAACAGCTAAAAAAGTGAAAAAAGTATCCCGCGCATCCCTGATGCGTCAGTACTACAACGGCAACCCAACGGCTACCGTCAAAGAAGCCGCGAGTAAATTCAAGACTTCATATTCGGTTGCGTACATGGTGAAGCAAGAGATGGACAAACGCAAAAAAGAACTTGCCTTTGAGATTAGTAAGGGGCGCAAGGAGCAACGCAGAGGGAACTTCAACTTCAAGCGAGCGGCGATCTTTACAAGTAATGAATCCATCACAGACAAGATTCGGATGCAAGGAGGTCCAACAGATGAGGAGATGATGAACGCCCCACCAAAATCCGATCCAGTGAATCACCCTGCGCATTACAAGATAGGGGGAATTGAGACTATCGACTTCATTGAAGCGAAAGGTTTGGGCTATCACATCGGCAACGTAGTGAAGTACATCACTCGTGCGGGGCACAAGGGCACAACCAATGGTCTTGAGGACTTGAAGAAGGCGCGGTGGTATCTCGACCGAGCCATTGAGAAGAACGAAAACCCAACCTAACAAATTAACCATGAAAAAACTCAACCACCCACACCACACCCTTTTAACTAGGGTACAGCAGGACATCCTAAGAGAGGCGGCGTTATCTGAGCAATTGGATTTCGTTGAACGAGCAATAGAAACTGTAAGAGGTTTAACGCCCGATAAATTTTTTAGGGATGACGACGTAGAGGCGTTGCGTAAAAGGGTGTTCTACGATGAACCTAACCCTGGCGGTAAGCCTATGCAGATAGCAGGGTTCATTCGCCCCGCACCCAAGCGCATGTGATCAACGAGGGGGCAACACGCCCCCTCTTAAATGTTAGGGTAAGTCCTAGCCGCCTTCGGGCGGTTTTTTTTCGTCTGGGTATTGACAAAGTAAAAGGTTGTGTTATATTGAGGGCTTGAAAACAAATTGGAGTGTTAGATGGCAACCCCTGAAGCCAAGGTCAAAGCAAAGATCAAGGCAATCCTAAAGCCCACAACGTCTACTACGCCATGCCCATCGGCACTGGCTACGGCAACAGCGGTGTGCCCGACTTCCTGTGCTGTGTGAACGGCAAGTTTGTGGCTATCGAAGCCAAAGCAGGTAAGGGCGAAGCCACCGCACTGCAACTAAAAAATCTGAGCGACATAAACAAAGCTGGCGGCTACACGCTCATCATCAGAGAGAACAACTTGGAGCATCTAACAAATGTTATATCGGAGTGTTTCGCGTGAACATCCTCACCATTGATTTTGAGACCGCTTACGGCGGTGACCTTGGGTTTGCCAAGCAGACCACTGAGGAATACATCAGGGACCCGAGGTTTGAGGTTATCGGTGTTGCAGTACAGATAAACGATGACGAGCCCGTGTGGTACAGCGGGAGCCATCAAGAGTTGCACCAGTTCCTCATTGCCTATGAGTGGGCAGATTCTCTAGCCCTTGCACACAACGCACCATTCGATGGCGCTATCCTAAACTGGATTTTTGGCATCAAACCCAAAGGATGGTTGGACACTCTCAGCATGGGCCGTGCCCTGCATGGGACTGAGGTTGGCGGGAGTCTCGCGGCCCTAGCCATCCACTACGCATTGGGCGTCAAGGGTACAGAGGTAGAGGAAGCTAAAAACCTACGGCGGCAGGACTTCAGCCCCGAACATTTAGCCCGGTATGGCGAGTATTGCAAGAACGATGTGGCTTTGACTTGGGACTTGTTTTTTGCCATGAGCGAAGATTTCCCCAAGACTGAACTGCGACTGATCGACTTGACCGTGCAGATGTTTACCGACCCTGTGTTGGAGTTGGATTGGATTCTGCTGGCTAGTCATCTGGAAGAAGTACAGAAACAAAAAGCTGATTTGTTAAAGAAGTTTGACAAGGACACTTTGATGAGCAACCCACAGTTTGCCGATTTGCTCCGAAACATGGGTGTTGAGCCGCCCATGAAGAAGAGTGTGACCACAGGCAAGCAGACCTATGCGTTTGCAAAAAACGACGAGGACTTTAAAGCATTGTTGGAGCACCACGACCCCGCAGTGCAAGCGGTTGTGGCGGCTAGGTTAGGCACAAAGTCAACGATTGAGGAGACTCGCACCGAGCGGTTCATTGGGATTGCCAAGCGAGGCGCATTGCCTGTACCCCTGCGGTACTACGCCGCGCATACTGGGCGTTGGGGTGGGGACGACAAGATCAACCTACAAAACTTGGGGCGTGACTCCACCCTCAAGTACTGCATAGTTGCCCCACAAGGGTACGTGATGCTGGACTCTGACTCATCTCAGATTGAAGCAAGGACGCTGGCATGGCTGGCTGGGCAAGACGACTTAGTAAAGGCATTTGATCGTGGCGAGGACGTATACAAAATCATGGCTTCTGCTATATATGGCAAGGCAAGTGCAGATATCACGAAAGACGAAAGATTCGTTGGTAAAACGACGATTCTTGGGGCTGGATACGGCATGGGCGCGGCAAAATTCCAAGCACAACTCAAAAACTTTGGCGTATCTATTGAACTCACGGAAGCGAAGAGGATTATTGACACGTACCGACTGACGTATCCCATGATTCCCGAACTGTGGAAGTCTGCGGGTCAAGCCCTCAAGGCCATACTACAGAAACAGCATGCAACTTTAGGGCGGAATGATCTGTTAAAGGTCGAGGGCGACAGCGGTATTATTCTTCCCAATGGTTTGCGGCTGCGGTATCCAAACTTACGCCTATATGAGAATGAGGAAGGCAAAGCCGAGATTGTTTACGACACCAAAAAGGGCAGGGCAATCATCCCCAACCGAATCTATGGGGGCAAAGTAATTGAGAACGTGTGCCAAGCACTGGCCCGAATCGTAATCGGGGAGCAGATGCTGATGGTTGCAAAGAAATACAGAGTGGTGATGACAGTGCATGACGCCATCGCCTGTATCGTACCTACGGACGAGGCTGAAACTGCCAAAGAGTACGTTGAGTTGTGTATGCGCCTACGCCCCGCGTGGGCTCCCGAACTACCCCTAAATTGTGAGGCTGGATATGGACAAACTTATGGTCATTGTTAAAGGAGAACTGATGGTTGACTACGCCTACCCCTGCATGATGGCAGAAAACGCTTTGAAAGAAGCACATGCCCACATGCTGAACCATGAATACGACGAAGCTATCGAAGCGGGGCTGAAAGCCCTAGCCGAAACCAAGCTGATGGTCACTGCAATTAAGGACATGAAAGAGAGAGCGTGATGGAAACAATCGCAACAACAATCCTTTTGGGGTTTATTGGGTTTATGGTGGGCGGCCTTGTGCTGGTGGCACTGATGCGCTTGTGGTTCTGGATGGACGAGAACGAAAGGGGGGATAGATGACCCCGCAAAGCTTTGACATTGACACTGCCAAGGAAATCGTAGGCGATGCACGGATGCGTGTCATTGAGGCCAAGGCCCGACAGGATGCCGACAACGGCGTTATGGATGAGCCAGCACAGGCAGAGGGAAGCTACTGGGATGTTGTGCGCTCAGATATGGAGTATGTCGTGTATGTAACGGCGCACCACAAGAGGCTGGAGCGGATTCAACGGATGAAGGAGAGAACATGAAGCTGTTTAAATTGAAGGGCATATCGAAAAAGTATGCGCTGAGAGCGGCGCAGTACAGGCGAGTTGCTAGGGGTCAAGCAGTGGCTGGCCTTGCGTTCACTGAGGATGCACTGCGGGAGTTGCACGACTGGGAATCCCGTGGCATTGGTAGCGTGGACAAGAGCAGGAACGGCTTTGCCTATGGCAAGTGGTGCGTTGACTTGTCGGTGTCCATGTGGGTTGAGGACTTGATGA